GCGACGGAGGAGTCTCCGGCTTGATCGCGGCATGGATCTGCTTGGTCCGGATCCCGGCCTCGCCGCCGCCCTTGGTGCCACCACGGGTGGTGGTCAGCTCCTCGTCGATCTTGGCCCTCAGCTCGGGCGTGAGCCGTGGTGCGCCGTACTTCTTGGCGTCGAAGATCTCCTGGCCGTACACCCGGGCCAGGGTCTTGTCCGGCGTGGTCTCCACCCCGCGGTACCGGTAGGCGGTCTTGCGCGCGGTGGGGCCGATCACCTGCTCGGCCTGCGGTCCGTAGGAGCCGACCACCTCGGCCAGCTTGCCGGCCAGCTGGACCTTGCCACCGGGAGCACCCAGCGTGGCAGCCAGCTTCCCGGTCGAGGCTAGCCGCTGGTAGGTGGCCATGTTGGAGATCTGGTTGTCCCCGGCCTCCACCCAGCCCTGGGTGAAGTCGGGCACCGCCTGGTCGGCCTTGGTGGCCCGGGCCATCTGCTCCGGGGTCATCTCCCGGCCGAAGGCACCCATCAGCCCGTACGCCGCGCCACCGGTGGTCAGCGTGGTCGGCTTGGCCTCGAGTGCGTGCAGTCGAGTCTCCGGGTCCGCCAGCACCGCCTTGTTCGGAGACCCGGAGTTGTCGACGTGAACGAAGCTGTGCCCGGCGGTGTCGTGCAGGTGGTAGAGCACGTCGGAGTTACCCGACCCGTGGGCCTGCCTGGCCATCTCCAGGAACCCGGCCACCTGCCGGTACTCGTCCTGGTAGTTGGCCTTGGCCTTGTCCTTGTCCTTGGCGCTGTTGAGGATGTCCTTGATGTCCTTCTCCTCGCCCGAGCTGCCGATGATCGCCTTGGCGTTCGCACCGTGCAGTGGCTTGTCCATGGTGTGGTGCACCTTGGCCGCGAACCTGCCGGTGGCCGGGTCACGGTTGAAGTCGGACTCCTGGAACTTGTAGCCGTAGTAGTACGGGTTGTGGTGGACCTTCTTGTCGTCCTTGCTGATCTCCTCGGCGTAGGCCAGCGCTCGATCGTCACCGTCCAGGGCCAGCCGGGCCAGCGCCTTCATCACCCGGTCCCTGCGGGTGGCCAGCACGTCGTTCAGGTGCCGCTGGTAGGTGCGCAGGTTGCGGTCGACATCCTCCTCGAAGATGTTCGAGGCGACCATGTAGACGAACATGTCCGCGCTGTCGTCGTCCATCTTCATCACGATGTCGTAGATCTTCCGCGCGGCGTCGTGGTTGAAGGTGGGGTCGTCGGAGTGCACGACCTCCTCGTAGCTCGATGGTCCTGCAGACTTCTGGAGGGCTTCCTTCACGTTGCTGTACTTCTTCTCGGCCCGGCGCTTGTGCCGCTTGATCCCGGACTCGATGGTGGGCACCTGGTTGGCCAGGACACCGGCGGCGGCACCGGCCAGCACCGGCTTGAGGAAGCCCTCCTTGTTCTTCTTCACTCGGCGCGGGGGCTTGCGGTACTTGCCCTTCTTCTTCTGCTCGTCGATCTCCGCGTCCCACTTCGCCGCGATGTCGGGGTGCTGGGCGTGCATGAACCGCATCTGCTGGATGGACTTGTAGGGCATCAGCGGCCTCGCTTCTTCGGTGGCTGCTTCTTGGCCGTCGTCTTCTTGGCTGCCGCCTTCTTCGCCGGCTGGTTGACCGGTGCGCTCCGGGCGAACCGGGCCTTGTCGCGCATGGACTGTGACTGCAGTTTGGCAGCAATCCCGGCCGAGCGGTCCTTGTCCTTGATCGCCTTGCCCTGGAGTTTCGCGTTGGCTGCCGCTGAGCGGTCCTTGAGCCGCATCATCTCCTTGCCCCGCTTATGCTCCCGGCCGGCCATGGTGTCGCTCAGCCGCATCTTCTCCTTGTCCCGGCCGTGCTGGGCCTGGGCGGTCTTCTCCTGGGCAGCCATCATCTGCATCTGCCGGTCGTGCTGCGGCTGGGCGTTCGGGTCCTCAGGCGGCGGCTGGTTCTGCACGTCGAACTGGTCCTGGGCCATCTGGAGCTGCTGGGCCTGCTGGTCCGGGGTGGGCTGCTGGGCCTGCATCTCGGCCTGCTCCTGGGTCATCCCGCCCTGGCTCATCATGTCGGCCTTCTGGCTCATCCCGAGCAGGTCCATCTGGTTCTGGCCGTACTCCATGGCCTGCTGCTGCTGGAGCTGCATGCGCTTGAAGTCCACATCCTCGTCGGTCATCTCCGGCAGCCGGGCGATCTCGCGCAGGTACTTCTCCAGCTCCGGGTCCGGGAACCAGGTCATGCCGGCGGTGGCCGTGGCGGAGATGAACGCGGCCAGCTGGTCCAGCGCAGGAGGATCTACGTTCGTGGGCTCGAACCGCGGCAGTTCGTCCAGCTTCCAGCCGTTGACGGCGAACAACCTAGGTACTGCATAGCGATTCAGGGTGTCCGCGATGGTCTTGGCGATGGCGTTCAGGGCGCTCCGGAAGATCCCGGTCTTGTCGGTGTGCAGGCTGTAGCTGCCGGTGTCCTCGTGCCCGACCAGGATGAAGTCAGCCAGCACCGTCATCAGGATCCGCTGCTCGTAGCGCTGGATGATCGAGTTGGTGTCGAACTGCCGGGTGCCGCCGGAGTTCATCAGCTCGAAGTCGAACATCGGCTGCTTGGTGTCCGGGTCGTACTGGGTGGGCAGGACCAGGCCCTCGTTCTCATCCCGCCGTACGCCGCGGACCATCTTCCGGAAGGCGTCCACCGTCTTGGCCTGCGGGGTGCCCTTCTGCGCGGTCAGGTAATCGGCAGGTACCTTGCCCACCGGCATACCGGCCAGGTCGCGCTCGACGCCGATCGCCTCGAACTCCTCCAGCCGCTTCTTGAAGTACCAGGGCCGGTAGGCGTTCCGCAGCAGGCTGTAGCCCTCCGGGTTGCCCTTGGCGATGGCGGTCCGGAACAGCACGCTCTTCTCGATCGGGATCACCGTCATCTGGTACTTCGGGGGTGCCATCTGCACCATCGCCCGGATCCCACCGGTGTCGTCGAACGACCAGCGCATCAGGGTCTCCTGAGCGCGGATCGGCATCTTCCGCCAGCCGATCAACCCGTCGGAGAACTTGGATCGCTTCCGCGGGTCGTTCTGCCAGGGGCCCAGCCGGCGCTTGTAGACGATCTCGTGCCAGCTCCAGCCGTAGGCCAGCATGGACAGCACCTCACCGATGAAGCTGTCCCAGGGGATGTTCATGTCGTCGATGCAGGACTCGAGGAACTCCTGGGCCTGCACGTTCATCGGTGACTGGTCGGCCGGCAGCACCTTCCACTCCACTTCGCGGATCAGCTTGTCGATGCTGAACAGCAGGGCTCCGACCATGGAGTCGTTGGCCGACATCTCCCGGTAGACCCGGACCGCCTTGCGACCGCGAAGGGCAGGCAGGAACTCCTCGTCGATGTACCCGGAGACGCGCTTGACACCGGTGACGCCGAGCTCGATGAACGGGCCGACGTTCTTGGGGATCGCATCCCCGGCGTTGTCCTCGTCCCAGACCGAGATGTCCCGGCCGTCGGGGAGCCTCACATCAGCCATAGTTCTTCTTCCAACTGCGGTGAGCCTTGTCCGCAACTAAGCCTGCGGCACCGAGGCCGGCCACCGCCAGCGAGCCCTTCGTCGCCTTGCCGGCGATCTTGGCGTGGACGTGGTGGGTCCGCCCGAAGTAGGCAGCCTGCCGAGCCGCACCGCGCATGTGCCCGACCTCCATGGCCGCTTGCTTGGTCTTGGAAGCCAGCGCGCCCTCGTTGATCGCCTTCTGCTCGAGCTTCTTCGGGATCAGCTGACCCTTCCACCTGGACTTGGGATCCGACCGCTCCATCTCCGTGCCCAGCCCCGGTGCCATCCGCCCAGACTCAGCGACCAGCTTCCTGGCCTGTCCCTCCCACTTCCGTTCCTGGCCCCGGAACACTCGCTTCGCGCCGTAGCTGGCCGCGGCAGCCGTTCCCCCGACACCGAGGGTGGTAGCGGAGGCGGTCTGAGCACGCTTGCGGTTGCTGCTGTCGGCCTTCTTCACCTCGTGGTGCTTGTGCGTAGCCAGCGCAACTCCACCGGCGGTCATCCCGAGGCCAGCCCCCAGCACCCCATGGCCCACCCGGCGCACATTCTTCATCTGCCGCATGATCACCCGCTCGGGCTCGATCTTGCCCTCGCTCACGCCGTGGCTGAACGCCTGCCCGTGGGTCATCTCGTGCACCGGACCACGCTCGGCCAGCTTCTTGCCCGCGGTGGACTCGACGATGTAGTGGGCGCTCTCCCGGAACCCGCCCATGCCGCCCTGCCAGCCCTTCCGGGCCTTGGGGATGTTCCGGACGATCTCCTTGGCCTTGGCGCGCTTGGTGGGTGCATTCGAGACCGCGGGGTTCTCGGTGATGTGCCGCAGCTTGATCGAGTCGACCTTGGCCCTCGGCACGCCACCGGCCATGAACCCGCCGGCAGCGGTCAGTCCACCGGCACCGGCCAGCGCAGCACCGGCCTCGCGCTTGTGCCGTTCCGACTTGCTGACCGCACCACCGTGGTCTACTCCGAACGCGCTGATCACACTCTCAGTCTGGCTGTCCTGTCACGGCAGCGGCTGCTGACCCACATGCCGCACTGCTCGAGCCATGTCGATCTTGGCTCGCCTGGTCTGGATGCTGTCCTTCTGGGCTCGACCGGACAGCCGGCTGGCGAGCTTGGCGTTGGCCCAGTCCTGGGCTCGCATGTTCTCCTTGCCCAGCCCGCGGCCCACCCGCTCCAGAGCAGCCATGTTCCGCGCGTTCAGTCCCTTGTTCACGTTCTTCCGGCTGAACAGCCGTGCCCTCAGCGAGTTGGAGCCCTGAGCCACCGAGCTCGAGGTACTGGCCGCTGCTCGAGCCTGCGGTGGCGTGACCGGTCGCCACTGCCTCGGCTGTGCCGTCTGCGCCGCTGGCTTGGACTTCGGCTGCGCCACCGCGCCCTTCTCCGGGACGCCCTTGGCTCGCATCTGATCATGCAGGTCGGCGTAGGCCTTGAACGCCTTGTGTCCTCGCTCACCTTCGGACAGTCGGTAGTGCGGGGTGTTCGCATCGACCTGCTTGGCCGCACCCTGCATGACCCGCTCGTTGGTCAGTTCCTCACGGGTCTGGGTCAGCCCGTGCCCCTGGAGCATCTTGTGCTCCTCGTGGGTGAAGAAGGGTGCGTCCTTGCCATGGGTCTCGGTCTGCTTCGCTGCTCGAGCACCGGTGGCGTACGCCGAGGCGTTGTTGAAGTCGATGTGGGAGTAGTGACCATGGGAGTGGTAGTCAGCTCTCCCTTCCTCCCGCAGCAGCTTCTCCGGGTCCTGCATCACCTGGCCGTGCAGCCGGTAGCTGCTCCGCTTCACGTTCGCGTGCTGCTCCTCGTGGGCCTGCACCATCGGTGCATGCTCCGCTGAGGCCTGGCCACCAACAAACGAGCGCCCCCGCTTCGCGGAGCCGAGCCGCACCGTTCCGCCACTCCCACTCCCCAGCCCCGGAGTCACCTGGACCCTGTTCGAGGAGAACATCGGGGTCTTGGCTAGCTTGTGCGCCGCCTCGTGGACTTCCTTGAATCGCTGACCAGCCTCGCTCACGCCATGGGCAGCCTTGTACTGACCACCGGTACGGACCACGTTACGTTCGAACCCGGTCATCGCCCTAGCCGCGCGGAAGACCCCGGGCTCGACCATGGACTTCTTGACATCCTGCTCGTTCAGTAGCTTCACCCGGCGATCCAGCCACTTCTTCTGCTCGTCGAACCCGGTAGTGCCGGTCTTCAGGTACTTGTGGTGCCGGCGGATCGACTCCTCCACGTCGTCGGCCACCTCGTCGGCCATGTCGTGCTCACCGCGGTACCGATAGTAGTCGTGAGCAAGCTCGAGCTGTCGGACCGACTCCTTGTGGTGTGCGGTGCCCTCGTTGGCCCACATGCTCTTCTTGTCCACCCGGGTGGACTCGGCCTCGTCCTCGTACTCGTCGTCGTCGAAGGGGACACCCTCCGCGCTCTTCCCGTCGGGCATGACGTGCGGCTTCGGCTTCGCCGACCAGGCTGCGAACCGGCCCTGGGCGTCGCGCTTGTACCAGGGGCGCTCGGCCTTGGCGATGTGCTCGACTCCGAATGCGCTGCTCACAGTCTCAGTGTCTGGGTACTGTCACGCCGGCGGGTACGGCCGAGTTGGTGTTGCATCGGCGAATCCCAAACGTGGCTGTCACCCCTGACTAACTTTTGTTTGGGCTCGACCGCACCCTCCTCCAGGGTGGTACCTCTCACACCATCAGGTCCAGGTCCTGGCTGGTCTGTTGGGTCTTGTTCTCCACCGTGCCGATGACCCAGTTCTTAGCCGGACGCTTGGCGTCCTTGTTGTAGCGCATCTCCTCTTCGATCCAGGTCGGGTCGTTGTTGCCGGCCAGCACCACCGGGATCGCCGGGATCGCCCGGTTGGACACGCACTTCCAGACCAGCGCCATCGAGCACACCTCGTCGGGCAGGTGGTACTCCTTGCCCCGGGCGTAGACCTGCTCCACCGAGCAGTACAGGTGGTTCTTGTAGAAGGTGGAGATCCGAGGCACCTTCCAGCGGTCGTTCTCCACCGAGCTGATGTACTCGCTCAGCATGTTGTCCCGGTTCATCCCGGTCATCAGGAAGCCTCGAGCCCGCTGGTCCAGGTAGTCGGCCACCACCGCGCCGAGCCCGGTCGCGTCGTGGATCCCCTGGGCGTTGAACTCCTTCATCAGCTTGTTGAAGTAGCCGATCATCACCGGATAGGGACGCCGCCGGCAGCGCAGCCAGTGCACCACCTTGCACGGGAAGAAGGTCACGTCCGCGACGGTGATCACCGTCCAGTCCTGGGACTGCGCCCAGTCCGCGCCGATCACGTACTCCCGGTCCATCTTGAACTCCTCGAACCGGTACTCCTCGTAGTCCTTCTGAACCTTCTCCTTGATCGTGTCGGTCGGCAGGGAGAACATCCGCTCCACCGCGTCGGTGTCGAAGGCACGGTTGCCGATGGACGGCTCACCCAGGTCGTACTCCACCCGCCACATCTCGCGCGGGATCTCCTGGCGCTTCTGGGCGATGGTCTCCTCGTCCAGCCAGCCGTCGATCGGGTTGGAGGTGTCCTTGTAGCACCAGCGGAAGATCTTCTCGTCCCGGTCGATGAACCGCTGCTGGACCTCGGCGAAGGTCTTGTCCGGGTACTGCCAGGTCGAGGTCATCACCGTCATCGGCCGGATGATGTCGCCCTTCCAGTTCTCCTGGGGCATCGGCTGACCCAGGGATGCGTCGAAGATCTCCAGGTCCATCTCGTCGATCTCGTCCAGCAGCAGGGACGGCGGGTGCGGACCACGGACCGACTTCTGGGAGGCCGTGAGCGGCATGATGATCGACTTGTTGGTCAGCTTGATCCGGGTCGCGGTCTCCTCCCGGATCAGGTAGCGGGGAGCGTTGTCGGACTCCCAGGCGTTGCGCATGGTGTTGTGGATGTTGATCGACTGGTTCAGCGAGCCGCCGACGATGTTCACATCCGAGCCCAGGACGCTGGCCACGGTCAGCCCGAGGATGCTCATCAGGCGAGACTTGCCGCTCAGTCCTCGAGACCCGTGGATCAGGATCGAGGGCATCCTGCGGAAGTAGGCCTCGGCGAAGGCGTCGAAGGGTGCGTCGTGGTCGTCGCACACCTTGTGTCGGGGGATGGTGATACCCCACAGGGCCTTGACCAGCTCGTAGAGCTCATCGTCGCTACGAGGGCCTCGGCCTAGAACGATGGGCACGGCGCGCCTTCCGACTGTCGTAGATCCGCCCACACTCCCGGCAGCACACGTAGCCGTTGGGCCTGACGTACATGAACTCTGGGTAGGGATGCCCGCGGATGCAACTGTCCGGCTGGTACTTGCTGCCCCGATGGATGTTCTCCAGCCTGGTTACCGGTTCCAGATGGACCGGGTTGCAGCACAGCCTGTCCCGGCACAGGTGATCCAGCTCCAGACCTTCCGGGATGTCTCCGATGAAGTGCTGGTACATCACCCGGTGCACCAGCAGGGGCTTCTGTCGATCTACGTAGGGCGGACGAGCATTGACCGTGCCGTACCCGTTCGGGGTCTTCGACCCTGGCCAGACCCAGCAGCCAGGCTCGGTGATATCGATGCGCTTCAGGACGCGGAGAGCAGGATCGGTTGCCATGGTTCATAGTAACCGCAATCCGATCGTCGTCAGTGCGGGGCCCGCGGCCCAAGACGATTGACAACGATCAGCTCCTTCAGCGTCCAGGCCTTCGCTCGGTAGGGAACGGCTAGACGGTACGCCCCTGCCGGTGTCTCGATCACGTAGTACCAGGGCACCGGATCGGAGTCGGTGGGCGTCAGGCTGACGAAGAATCGACC